GTTGACATCGCCCATAAAGGCATGCCCATTGCATACAAAGAGAAGACAAGATTATTTAATGCCTCATTCGCATTAATGATCTGGGTAGGTGTGGCAGTACTTCCATCAACACCAATACCGATTTTACGAAAGGCGGCATTAACAATAGATGCCTGTGTCATTGTCCAAGTGGTATCTCCAGAAACTGCCATTTTAATTCCTATTAATAAGGTGCAGAAATTACATAACTAACTGTCACAGTTCCGCTAACAGCGGCTGTAGCAAAGAGTGTTACAGCAGAAGGAGAGGATGTTGAATATCCTACACTAATACCATTACCCGCTGTAATTGAACCGGTGGCTACTGGAGCACTTTGGAACACCCCACCTGGTAATGTTACGACTTGTGTTCCGACAAAAATAGAACCTTCACCAGTAGTACACGAAATATTAACTGTTCCGGTAACAGTTCGTGGAACAATAGCAGTCGAGACCGAACTATTATTAATTGGATTACCTAAGTTATTATAAGTATTTGGTCCAATCGTACCATTGGACGCACCAGCCGCAATTGTAATTCCGTTTTGAGAAGCACCAACACCAAGGAAATTATTACCGGTAACATTGAATACCGCTACATCATTAATGAAAATTGCGGTGGCATTCGTAATAGTAATATTACAACCATTAACAACAACACCAGATAACCAACCCGCTGTAAAATCTCCAAAAGACATGGGAATTCCACCAGATGCCGGCGCAAATTGACAACCATTAACTACAATATTAGCAAAGGTTCCACTAGATCCTTGTCTAGAAATATCAATTGCTGCTACTGTATGGTTTTCCAAACTACAATTTGAGAATAGGAGATCAGAGGTTGCAGCACCAACGGCAAGTTGCAGAAGATACCCATAACCACCACCAATAAATTTGGTGTTGGAAATTTTTAGACCACCACTAGAATACTGTAAAATACCCTGAGCAGAATTCCCGGACGAGGAAAAAAGACAATCGACAACATCACTATCACCACTATCGGCAGTCGTCGTATTTTGAACTAAAATCCCCGTTGCAATATATTGAGAAAAATAGCAACTATCAACCACCCATTGTGCTGCTGCAATTGTTTCAATCCCGATATAATTACCAGCAAAAGAACAATCTCGAAAAACACTTTCCGTATTGCTTGTCGAGGCAGTTAATGAAATAGCTGCCCCGGCTGTTGGAGTACCGATCGGATAAAAAAAGATTCCTTCAAAAATAACAGGAGAGGGGGTATTAACAACAATCCCGACATTCGTCGTGCTATTTTGATGAAAAAATGTTGCATTTCGACCAGCACCAGAAATCTTGATAGATCCAGTTATTGATAGAGTAGTATATTGATAAGTTCCTGGGGGAAAATAAAGTTCTGCTCCTGTGAGTTGCGCTACATTGATGGCATTTTGAATCGTACTGGTATCATCTGTTGAACCATTGCCCGTCGCCCCAAATTGTTTTACTGAAACTGCATTATTATGTTGTAGATACCAACGCCCACCATCATTACCTACAATAATAGTGCCTCCATTATCGGCACTAGTAACATCAGCAGCATTAAATGCATAAACACCACCACCACCATCTCCAACAGTTGTATAACCATTGACAATGGCAAATGTAGCATTGGTGGAACTCGTTAATCGCAATTGAGCAATCGACGGCACGGCAGCAGAACTATTGACAACTGCATTGACATTATTTAGCCAAGCCGCTGTCACGGGTGTAACATAATCTACAAAAGTAACATTTGTATTACTCATATTTATTGTCCCGCGTTAATACCGTTAACTTTCTCATAGGTACGCATTCCACCAAGACCAAGCATCCCTAACAGAATGGGCATCATCTCGCTCATATCAGGTTTAGGTAAGTTTAATGGATGCCCTAATGCTGTAGCAATAACATCAATAAGACTTGATCCAATATATGTATATCCCAGTGTACCCCCACAGATCCAACCAATAAATGGTCGCCATCCCGCTACAAAGAGACTAGTACTTGCAGCTTCTACTTTATTAGTATCTGTTTGTTGGGCAGTTATAGCTAACTGGTTATCAAGTTCTTTGAATTCTGTTTGTTGAGCTAGTTGGGCAACTTCAAGTTGCATCTGAGCTTTCGCTGCAGGATCAGGAATAAGTTTATTGACAATATCCAGGATCGGAGCAGCGACCATATCGAACACGCCCATAATAATTATCCTTTATGGAAAAATTTAATAGCGCTGAAAAAGACTCCAACGCAGGAGATCGCAAACCAGATTGCCCCAATGAAACCTTTATATCTATTTAGATGAGAATCAATTGACTCTACATGTTTCAGGATTTTATCGTTAACGGTTTCATTGATGGCGACTCGCTCCTCCAGGGCTGCGAGCCGTTCATGTAGTTCAATCATATTATTATTAGTCTAAAGTTACAGTAGTAAAATTACCACCAGTCATCAGTAGCCAATTTCCACCAGACATCAATCCTAATTGAACGTAAGTGGGTTCATCAGGAATCTCGACTGGTGTAACCGGTAATCCATTGGGAAAACCGAGACTAGGCCGCATACATCCCGCTATGGCCCATGTAGGAAGACTACTGGATCCTTGCTGCGTACAATAAGGATATGGTGGATAGTTTGGGACATCAAATGTATCAAAAGACGAGGGATATGCGAATGGAACATTAATACGTTCCTGCCGAGCCCTCAAAAAATCCATAGGATGTCGATTTTCATAATCATCTGGACAAACTAAGAGGCCATCCCAGCGCTTCATAATCGATCCGGATTTGATCTTTCGATCACAAATCATACACCGGATATTCCATTCTCCAGCCTGATAGTAATTACGTGGCATAGTTTACCTTGTGCGACGTGCTCGAATATATCCAATCATCGTAGCTGTACTTACTGCAAAAGTAGCCGAACCTACCAGATATACTGTAGTTGTAGAACTTACATTAATCCGTTGAGTAGGCACGGTTTGTCCACAAAATGCCGCAGTCGGAAAGGTATTGTCAAGATAAATATACAGCGGTATACTAGGGAAAGTTACACTTGTCGTGCTAACTCCACCTGATACAAAAGTCGTTGTCGTACCTGCAGCAGCACTGTATAAAAAACTTCCCGAAACATCCCAATCCCCTGCTGTCAAACTGATGGAGACAATATTAGAAGTTGAACCGGAAGTAAGAGACACAGCACTTGATGTAGCCGTAATATATTCACCAATACTCCCGGCTTGGGTGTTGTCGGCTGCAATCGTACCAACAATACCAATAGTACTTGTTGGTGTAATAAGACCAGATGCCCCAATCGTAGTCGCATGCACTGCGTTAGGAGTTGTTGCTCCTAATGAAGGAGGAGCAGCAAAGGTATTAGCTACAAAAGCAGTTGTTGCTAGTTGAGTAGTACTTGTACCTGTAGCAGCAGTCGGACCCACCGGAATTCCTGTGAAGGTAGGAGAAGCTAGGGGAGCAAAAGATGTGGCTACAAAAGATGTCGTAGCGACTGCTGTTGAATTATTACCCGCTGTCTGTGTTACAGCTATAGTACCAGTAGGCAAAGACGGAGTACCTGTAAACACAGGACTAGCCAGAGGTGCGGCATATGTAACGACATAAGCAGTCGTTGCAATCTGAGTAGTATTGGTTCCATTTGTAGCCGTCGGAGCGGTCGGGATACCCGTCAATCCCAGACTGTTTACAAGAACAGAAAGAGGTAGGCCAGTATCAGTGGTCCCACCTGTCACAGCATAGAATAAGGAAGTTGGAGCAGCCGTACCCGTTTGCTGTGTAAGTTGTGTTACATTTTGATTCGCTGCCATATCATACCTTACACAAGAAGAAGACTACCACCAGTCATTAGAAGAAGAATTGCTGTCGTCATCAGAAGTAAATCTCCTTGCATAGCGCCAGCAGTTGTAGAAATATATTCAGACACTCCTGGACCATCGACCACTGAAGGACCATCTGTAACACTCGGATCAATAGTAACGTTAGAGGTCATGCTACTTTCCAGACATCAGATTGACCATCGGTAACTACCAATTGGGCAGTTGAATTGTTTGAACCCTGTGTCAACACGACACCAGTACCAACAGTTCCACCAGCACCATTACTAAGTAATACCGTAACGGTAAAAGCACCACTTGTATTATTCGCAAAGATCGGGGAACGACTAAATGTCAAAGACGGTCCGTTAGCTATAATGATCGTCATATTGCTCGTCAAGGCCCCAAAGATCGGAACAAAACGAGAACCCGGAGGAATCTGATTAGCTGTAGCTTGAAGTCCATTGGTGTATCCTGTACCTCCATATACAACCGCTAGAGTCAGGACAGAACCACTATTAACTGAGGTAACACGAACCACCGCATCATAATTACCCGATTGGGCAACCAACATATCCCCAACAACGTAATTAGCCCCACCAGAGACAATAGTGGCAATTCCCGTGATCACCCCACCAGAAGACAGGATTGCAAAGGTACATCCACTACCTAGAGAAGCCTGGTTATAAACACCACCTGTAACACCCGAAAGCGGGAGGGTAGCATGAAAATAGGCAATCTGGTTATTAACAAAAGCAGTCGTCGCTGGAGTATTATTAGAATTTGAACCTGGGGGTTGAAATCCGACTCCTGCACCAGATACACCTGTAACGAGAGAGACGGCTGTAGTCATGATGATTAACCCTGACCAGACGACGAAATAATATTAATAGTTACAGAACCAGTACCGGCTGTAACGTTAAGGCGCATTGCACGAATCGGGAAGGCATAGTTACCATCCATACTCGTTGTTACTGCGTTTACAAATGCATGATTAAACCAGACGGGTGTAATCAAGGGATTATAAATATCGTCAAAGGTATGCTGCACTGAATACGTCACCGAACCAGTAACCTCACACCCAAAACCAATATTGAAATTCTGTGCCCGAAAATCCATCGGGATAGTTGGGGAAGTCCCAACTCCAGTTACTGTTTCCGTAACGGGACGCATTAAGTATCTCCAAGTGAAACAGCCTCCGAAGAGGCTGCCAGATTAACGAACGTAATCAATAATGCAATAGAACGGTCCACCAGTCGTGGAAGCCGTACCAGTTTCAGCATACGTCGCATAAACGATGATATCACCGGAAGTCTGAACTGCCGGAGGGCGCTCCAGATTGAAAGTACCCGTCAGGATATTCACGGTGGAATTCATCAAATACGTACCAGTAACCAAAACGTTTTGTGAACCAAAAGCAAACGTCTGTCCAGTCGGACCCACACCTTGGCCGGTAAGTGTTACCGTTGCAGTCGTCGTCGCATTCGAGGCCGTCTGGATAAACCAGGTAAAGCCAACGATGGTTGCATCAGCAGGAAGTACCGCTACTTTAATAGCAGTCGTATTCGTGCGAAGAACCTGGAACGGAACCACAAGGCGAGACTTACGAACGGGATTTTGTGCGTCCGGATAACTGGGGTTAAGCGAAATCAGATCCGCTACATTCTTAATACCCATTTAAATCTCCAGAAGAAGCAGCCCCGAAGGGCTGCGATTTATCACACACCCGGCGAAGCGTAGATGCAACGAGGATCAGTCCAACCAAAGCTATAACGCGAGGTTGCTTTGAAACGGGCGTTTTCAGTATCGAAATCGTTATCCATTTCAAATTCATCACCACGACGTTCAAACATCTTCAGACCGTTCTTCACGTCCGTGCGGATGAACCATGCAAGCGGGTTGGTGAAGTAGTGGTTGAGGATGATGCCCTTCGGGAAACGTCCCGTTTCTTTCAGTGCATTGACATCGTTAAGATTGCTCGAAACACGACGTTCCGTCTTCAGGATACGCTCAGCTTCGAATTCAAGTTGAATCGGAAGAATCAGCGATTCCGGACGAACTGCAATACGCAGACCACGGTCATTCGTGAAGTTGGCGATATCGATACATGCTTGTTCCAGAGCAGCTTCGCTCAGGTCAGCAGCAGTCGAGATCTGGTTGGAGAACGTGCCACCAGCAAACAGGGGGTGAGCCGAGTTTACCATCGAGACACCATCACCACCAACATACGATGCATTGAATGCACGGTTGTACACGTTAGCACCATTGACTTCCTTCGTTTGACGAACCGAGAAAGCAAGACCTTGTGCCTTACGCTGACCAACTACATCATATTGATCATCTTCCATGATTTCTCGGGTGATAATAAACCCGATAGCATAGACGATGTGAGTGTAGCGAGTCGTGAAGGTTTGGGTTTCACCATCATACGTGATCGGTGCGCCTTCAGGCTTAACCGATGCCAGACCGAACGAAGAGATACCAACATCTTCTTCATACTGTTTACGCGAAGTAAACTTCTCGAAGAGTTTGTCCCATTCAACAGGATACTCATCGTAGGCCTTACCCCACCAGGCATTTACGCCAGGCCAAAGAGCTTTTGCAAAGCTCGAACTATTGATAATACTTGCCATTTTCTATTCTCCTTAGACGCCCAGAGTGCCAGTACCACCAGAGTATTGATGGTTGTTCAGCGCCACCAAAATCTTGTAGTTAGCCGAGGTGATATCATTATCCACTCGTTGTACAGCACCCATGACCTTGACCTGGTTGGTAGCAGCAGTATTGTAGGAACTAACAACTTGACCAGACACGCCAGTCACTGTAGAACCACCACCATCGGTAACAACACCATTGCTATTCAGATCAGTCGGCGTAGGAGCAACACTCGATTGAACTTCAAACACAACCGTCGGATCATCCACAACCAGGACATAAACCTGGGTAGAAGCCAGACGATATTGAGGGCTGTTGAGGTTGAGCGGGTTAATCATAAAACCAACTGCCACACCAACAACCGGATTACCTACACCAATGGTTGCCTTCGTAACACCCTGGGTACCACCGACGTTACCTTGATAAGGCGTCGAACCCGGAGTATCAGTAAAAGCAGCCAAAGTCACGAGGTCACCCTTGAAGATCGGAGTAGCATCGGTCGTCGCAGTGACGTACCGATTTACTTGACCATTCCAGGGAGAGCCGTCGAAGTGCTTGACGGGAACAAACCCGTTAATACGACTTACGTTAGCCATTTATAAATCTCCAAAATTAATAAGATTTGATGGCTAGAGTAAGGTTAAATCCGTCGACCAGAGCGATCAATTTCAATTTTACCATATTCGCCATCGTTACGATTCGGATGCATTGTCTCTTCGGTGGAGCGATTGATCTCTTCATAATAATCCTGGATTTCCTGGAATTCTTCCTTGGAAATCTTCATGACATATGCTTTCAGACCATTCCCACCATCTACGATTGCGGAAGCAAGAGAGCCCACTTCGGTAGCTTGTTCAGCCCGGAAGTTACCCGTATCTACTTCATCATTTGTACAGAGTTGCCATCCATGATATTTATACGTTGAGACATTACCTGGAGTATCATTAACCCAACGATATTCAAAATTGGGATCTT